ATGTCACAAGCCCAGGGAATCAGTAGCGACTACCAGGAATATCTGAACACACAGAGAGGTCAGGCCCCCAGGATTAAGGATAAGACATCGGAGAGCCCGGCCCGGGATACATAGGAGGCAGCATGGCAGAACGGAAACTGATTACACCACGGTTCCGGATAACCGTTGGGGACCAGGTATTCACGCAGGGAATCCGTGTGGAATGTCATTCCAGCCGGAGGGAGCAGTGCAGCTGGGCCACCTTGGAATATGACCCCGGTTATGCCGGGCTCTTGGACCTTGCATCCATGGCCCCGGCTCAGGTGGAACTGGGCTATGATGGGGAATATGACACGCTCTTAACCGGATACATGGAGGACGGCCAGGCATTGGGGCCTTACCGGATACTGGACGATACACTGTTCCTGAAACGGACCTACGTAAAGGAGACCTTCCTGGACTGCTGTCCGCAGGATATCATCCGGTTCGGCCTTGGAAGGGCCGGGATTGCGGATTACCGCCTGTCCGATACCATGTACTCCAAAAAGGATGTGGTCCCGGTCCCGCGCATGAATGTGGCGGAGCTTATCCAGGAGGTGGGCCGGGTCTGGGGCCTGGAGGCATCCTTTTATTTCCGGTCCGGCCGGTTTTTCTGGGGGACCGGGGAAGAGCAGACGCTTATCTATGTACTGGAGGAAGGGAAGAACATCCTTTCCTTCAACCAATGGAACGGCGGTAACGAAATCAAGACCATCGGGGTCCCGTGGATTCACCAGGGAGAGCGTATCCGGATAAGACACCGGAAGTTTGACGGGGAGGCCCTTGTGACCTCGGTCCGGGTGAAGGCGGATGAAACGGGAAGCGTGAGGATGTATGTATCATTTTAGTTGGAAGGAAGGGGATTCAAAATGGCCGGTTTTCTTGACGAATTTGTCAAACTGACGGTGAATGAGACCATAGGGACAGACTATCCGCATATACGCCATCCGGCCCTGTGCCAGGCAAAGGTGATGGAAGGGACCGTGAAGGATGGGGCATCGTATGTGACGCTGCGGTTGCTGAAGGAAAACGGGGAGACGGATGAAGCCTTTCCCGCGATTCCTTATATAAGGACGGAGCAGGTCCTGAAGAAAGGGGATGTAGTGGCAGTCGGGCTTTTATATGGGCAGTGCCGGCCGTACATCCTGGGGAGATGCTTATGATACTGACGGCAACGGACCTGATGTTAGACGATGCCGGGCAGCCGGTCCCCCTGGCATCGGGAGAGGAAGCACTGGCGGGCGGCCTGGACTGTTTCCTGCAGGACATCCGCCTGGAGGCCCTGACCATGGAGGGGGAATGTTTTTTTGATTCCGATTACGGATGGTCGCTGTTGGATTTCTGCCACCGGGAGATAGGCGAACTGGAGGAGCTGCAGATAAAGAACCGGGTCACGGAAAAGTTAAGGAAGCGGGATGAAATCAACCCGCACAGCATTGGGGTTGGCGTGTCCCGGATGGGGGATGACATAGTGAACATCCATGTGGGATTTAAGATTGCAAATGAGGATGTGTCCTACCAGATGAATCTGGAACTGGACGGGGCGGAGGTGAAACTCGTTGATTGATGAAAGCATTCTGGATGAAATCATACCGGTACCGGATGCCGATGCAAAGATGCAGGAGCTGAAGGAGGAGCTGGCGGCGGAAGGGTTTACCATCACCAAGTGGGGCAGTGGCGGCGTCTTTTACTGGCTGACACGTATCTGCGTGCAGATACACATCGAGCTGCTCCGTCTGGCGCGGACCATCCTGAACAACCAGTTCCTGCGGCATGCGGAAGGCAGGTGGCTGGAACTGAAGGCCGCGGACTTTTCCAAGTTTCGAAAGGCGGCGACCCGGACCCAGGGATATGTGACACTTATCCGGTCTGATTACGGGCAGGCCCTGATCATAACGAAGGGGCACATGTTTAAGACGGCCCCGGACATCAATGGGGATGAGCTGGTCTACTACACGTTAGAGGATACGGTGATACAGGCCGGCCAGGCGGAGGGCAGCGTGCTGGTGGAGGCGGAAGCGGCCGGAGCGCGCTACAATGTGAGTGAGGACCAGATAAGGGTAAGCATGTTATATATGGAGGGCGTGTCGCAGGTCACGAACCGGCAGGGATGGATATATTCCGAGGGGGCAGATGAAGAGAGCGAAGCCGGCTTACGCAGCCGGACCCTGTCCAGCTGGGAGGAACTGTCCACCAATACCACATCGGCCAAGCTGAAGGCAGCCGTGGAGGCCATCCCGGGTGTGATGTGCGCCTACATTGATGACCAGCATCCAAGGGGGCAGGGAACGGTGGATGTGATTGTGGTGGGGACGGCGGGGGAAGCCAGCGAGGAGCTGGTGCGCAAGGCCCAGGCGGCGGCGGACCAGCTGAAGGATAATTACGAGGACTACCTGGCAAAGTCCGGAACCATCACCTATCAGGATGTGGACATCACCCTGTACCTCAAACAGGGGGCAGGGGTGACGGATGTGGAGGAAACGGCCCGGTCCCTGATAGCAGGGGCCATGTCTCTTTCCAACCGGACGGACTTCAACTTATTCTTACAGGATGATATCCGGTATGTGCTCCGCCAGAGCATACCGGACTACCGTAAGACCGTATTCACGGCCCCCGCAGTGGACGTGGAGCTGACGGCCGGGAATGTGGTCATGCTGGGGAGTATCACGGTCAAGGTAAGGAACACATAGGAGGGACGCCATGCTGGAGACATTCGGGGAATATATGTATTATCTGCTGTCCACGCCCTTCAAACAGGCAAGGAAGGCCAGGAACCAGTGGTATATCTATTTCAAAGTGACCGGGCGGCTGTTCGATGAAAACAAGACCATGCTCCGGCGGGCACGGGAGGAAGGCATGGTAAGGACAGCCAGTCCACGGATGCTTCCGGAGCATGGCCTGGACCGGAAACTGACGCGCTACGAGGGCGAGACCTGGGAAAACTTCCGGGTACGGCTGATGATGTATGCAGACACCTGCCGGCTTGGCGGGACGGAGGTGGGCACGCTCCAGGCGGTGCGGTCCCTGGGATTTACCGATGTGGAGATGGTGCCGGCGTATGAACTGGAGGGCAGCCGGGAGCACTGGGCGGAATTTTATGTCATCCTGTCCCGGGATATAGATGACTCCTTTGACATCGGCCATGATATCATCCGCCGGGAGGTGCGGCGGGTAAAGAAGGTAAGCGGACTGGATCGTTACCGTTTCCTGTACCGGATTCAGGATGCAAGACTGGAAGAATGCATCCGCCCTCATAACATCCTGATACGGGCGGAGGTACGCTGGTACAACAATAACATCCTGAACGGGGAGCACAACAACGATGGAAGCATCCATCATGACAATGTGATTGGAAACCACCTGCCCTATCTGCACATACGCAGCCGGATGGAGGAGAGGGAGAAGGGAAGGCTGACATGTACAACCTGGCATCACTGGAGAATCCATGATGGGAGCACGTACAATGATGGAGCCAAACATATGGATGCGCAAGTCATAGAGGAGGAAATCTGATGGCAAGTACAACCACGATAACCAAGTTGAGTAAGAACAAGATACTGAAGGCTAGGGCGGGCATCAAGGCATTGCCGGCAGTCACACAGATGGCATTTGGGAACGGTGCGGATGGTACGCCGTCAGAGAATGACAACACCTTGAAAAACGAGCTGTTACGGAAAGACCTGAGCAGCATCGAGCAGGTGACGGACACCAACTTCCGGTATATCTGTACCTTATCCAGGGAGGAACTGGCCAACACGTCCATCAATGAGATGGCATTGTGTGATGCGGAGGGTGACCTGGTGATGATACGCACCTGTTCGGACAAGAACAAGGATGATGACGAAGAGATGACCTTTGCGTTTGATGATATCTTTTAGGAGGCAGAGAAGATGGCGAATTTTGAGATAGATGAAGACCAGGCGGCGCTCATCCGGGAGTTGAGGAAGCTGGAAACCTCAGACCCGGTCCACGCAAATGTATACAATGCCCTATTCGAGAAACTGATTAACAATGATGCATTCTTGGAGCGGCTGGCAAACAAGATGATAGAAAAAAGCATGTTGTGCCATGTGTTGGACAGCGTCAACGCGCAGCAGGTCCTGGCAGCGGATGTGGGACCTAAAATCACGGCGATAACAAACGAGCTGAAAGAGAATGTTAGTGTGCTCAATACTAAGAAAGTGGAAATGCCGGGTGGAAAAGGGCGTGTCAATATCAGCAACAATTATGTGGCCCCGTCAGATGGCTGGGTGCGTTTGCAGGTTAACGGAACCGGAAATGGGTCGTACATCCAATTGTTGAGCAGTGATGGTTATGCCAATACGGTTATCGGCTTTTCGAGTGGCAATGTTGTCAATGGTATGCTCCCACTCCGCAAAGGCGCTACATTTACTTATGTTTTAGGAGAATGTACGTTAAGTGCAGCTCAGTTTTATCCTTGCTAATATGATTGTTTATCTGCCATAAAAACAGCCTTAAGGACTGACGGTAAACGTCACTCTAAGCGCAGTGTTGGCATAGGCGTTGCTTAATTCCAATGCAATTCCGATACAATAATCATTCTGCCGTTCAAACGATATCACATTTTTAGTGACATCGTAGTATGCGCTGGAGCCTGTTAGACACGCCTGTACATTATTCACGGTGATAGTACTTCCCTCCTTAACACATATGGGGATGACACCAACGACATTATTCTGATAGGTGTAATGTGCTGCTATATAATTGTATATATACTGTCCATTGAGAGCATATGGAACGCTCTTAGTATTGCGCACAGTAAAGCAGTCTGGCAGATTGAGCCCTCTTCTTTTACAATATAGGTATTCAAATATTGTAAGAAGGAGGCAACTTTATGGATGAAGTAAGACTGAAAGACGAACTGATGGCGCGATTGTCCAACGAACTGGACCGACCAGCGTTACAGGTGATTGACGGGGCATTATCATCGGTGCTCCGAAACTATGAGGTATCTAAACGAGAGACGAGGCTAAGCACCAACATAATCAGCTTCCCGGAATTGGATATCTTTATTGGAAAAATGCGCTTTGAAAATTATTCAGCGAGTACGGTCAACCAATATCAGCGGTTCCTGACGGACCTCTTAATCTATGTAGGGAAGCCAGTGCAGGAGATACAAGACTCAGATATTGTGGAATGTCTGAATTACTATGAGCAGATACGCCAGATTAGTGCCAGCACCAAGGACCATAAGAGGCGCATTGCCAGTTCCTTTTTCGCTTTTCTCCATGATAGAGGATATATTGGAAAGAATCCAATGGCGACAGTAGACCCAATTAAGTACGTTGCGGAGGTCCGAGAGGCACTGAGTACCCGAGAAATGGAGAAGATGCGCATTGCCTGTGGGACTAACATTCGTGATAATGCTGTGCTAGAGTTGTTTTTGGCAACAGGATGCCGCGTCAGTGAGGTGGTGGGGATGCGCGTTCAGGATATTGATTTTGTGGCTGGGTGCGTTAAGGTATTAGGTAAGGGACAAAAAGAGCGGATTGTATTTTTCTCAGAGCGAGCCCTGGAATACTTAGAGCAGTACCTGGGTGACCGAAAAACAGGTGCAGTTATACTTTCCAGCCGGGCTCCTCACCAGGGACTAAAAAAGAACGCACTTGAAAATATAATCCGTAATATTACGGTGCGAGCAGGCTTAAGCAAGCGTGTATTTCCCCATCTTTTAAGGCACACGTTTGCGACCCGCGCTCTTAATAAAGGGATGCCACTTCCTACATTGTGTGATTTGATGGGACATGCCAGCGTAGAGACTACACGTATTTATGCTAAAAATAGTGGCACAAAGATGAAATATGAGTATGATATGTATGCTGCTGGATAGCAACTAAGACAAGATAGGATTTTTTGAAGCCTGCTTGTTGGGAGGCTTGTTTTCTATACCCTTGTCCAACTGTTGAGCACAGTAACAATTGTTTGTTATTGTTATGCGTGCTGTTTTTGAAGCCTTCCGGGCATTATACTAAGAGCGTTCCATATGCTCTCAATGGACAGTATATATACAATTATATAGCAGCACATTACACCTATCAGAAT